TAGTAAATAGAACGGATGGTGGTGAGGGAACTTCTGGGTATATTCCAACAAAAGAAGAATTACAAAAGAAAAGTGAATCTTTAAAGAGAACATTCGGTTGTCCAGAAATAAAAGAAAAACTTTCAATTTCTTCTAAAAAGAAAAGATCAGATCCAAATTCTGGATACCACAAGAAAAATTTCATAAATCTGATGAAATATCATAGTAAAAAAAGAATGACGGATCAAAATCATCTGAATAAAATAATTCCCAAAATATCAAATTCGGTAAAAAAATTATGGGAAACGGAAGAATATCAAAATAAAAATTGCGAAAAATATATTGTAACGAACCCAGAAGGAGAAAGTTTTGAGATATTAAATTTAAATAAATTTTGCAGACAGAATAATTTGGGATTAGGTAATATGTGGGCAGTTTCGAGTGGAAAAAGAAACCACCACAAAGGATGGAAAATAAAAAAGTTATAGAACTTGGAGTTAATTAAATGAGTTATGTATTGGTATTGTATATTTACGCAGGTATGCTTGCAAAGGGTGATTCAGTTGCAATGCAGGTAATTGATGGGTTTACTTCGGAGGAAGCTTGTCAGGTAGCAGGTATTCACGCTAATGAATTGGTTAAGAATTCAACCAAAGAATACCGTTTCTCATGTGTACCTAAGAGGTAATTATGAATAAAAATACAATTATTATTGTCTTGGGTATTATTGGTCTGTCTTTGTTTATTGATAGGGTGGCAACAAACCATCGTGAGATTAAGCAGGATCCCACCAACCAATATCTGTATGATGAAAAGGAAACTAAACTTGATAAGCAATATCAAGAAATCAAAAAGACCTTGACTGAAATTGAATCTGAAATTAAGAATCTGGAGAAGTAAAATGACTTATCGTGAATTAATTCTTAAATACTTTCCAACCACAACAAGTTTTTCTTTTTCCGTTAGCAACTTTATACATATTGTTGTGTGGTAATTGATTTTCTTCGCAAAATTTTTTTAAATTGGTTATATTGAACATAACACCATCAGGATCGACTAATGTATAATTTTTCTCATATCTTGAACGATATTCTGGTCTATTCCAGTTTTCTTTTTGGATTATAGATTTTTTATTTTTTCCTTCTGGTGTGGACCAATAATTTTTGATGGAAATGGACATTTTATTGATGGTTTCCTTTGTTGGAGAAAAACCCAACATTGGAGCTTCTCCACCAAGAGAAGAATTATAACCCTCACAATATGAATTATATTGTTCAATAAAATGATTTTCCATACAATTTAATGTGTGGTCTTTATCTATGGATTGGTATATTGGTTCCCAAACAAAATTATCCCAACCATATTTTCTTATCGCACAGTATAATTTTTGAGTCCTTTTTTGTGAGTTATATTTGTGTTGTTGTATTCGATTTGGCCAACAAGAATCAAAACCAATGTAAACTCTATTGTTAATTATATTTGTGGCCTTGTATATAGTATAAACTTTCATTTTTTTTAATTTATATAGGTAATAATATGTTGTATCGTGAACTTTTGGACCAACTCCAGCTGATGGCTGAAATGGAACCTTCTATGCTTAATCGTGATGTTATGGCATCATATGAGGATTCTGAATTCTTCTCTGTGGATAATATCATGGTGGAACCTCTTGGTAATGATTATCATGATAACAAACAGCCACTATTGATTCTTGGTACTTAATCTCATCAACGGAGGACATAGCCATGGTATCAAGTGGAAGTACCTTTGTCAAGCTCTAATATATACTTGTGGACATTTGTCCAATTTTAGAAAGAGGAAAATACTATGGAGATATACAATGTCCTTTTAAAGGATATTTCGTATCTGTGGATGATATTCTTCATTATGATCTCTGCCGGACTAGCAAAGGAGTATAAACTATTTGCCCCGGCTTACGCCTATGTTAAGAATACATTCCGCAGTAATAAATTCGTAGTAGTTATCCTAAGCGCAATCGGTGGTATTCTGCCGATTGAAGGTCGAGTTACTGTATCAGCTGGGTTACTTGATACGGTGGCTCCAAAATGTTGTCATGGTCGACAAAAGTTAGGAATCGTGGACTATCTAGCGACACACCACTATTATATGTGGTCACCGTTAGAGAAAACCGTTATTCTACCTATTGCGGCTTTTGGTCTTACATATTGGGGCTGGCTCACCTTAATTGCACCCATGTTGATTGTTAGTTTGGTATTCATTACATGGTACATTTGGCACCAGGTACATGATGAAGAAGTACCAATTACACCTGGGAACTTCAAAATCAGTTCAGTATTGAGAGATCCAATACCTATGTTCCTTGCAATTGGAGCATATGTATATGGTGTCGATCATATTGTATGTTTTGGATTGCTGACAATGTATTACATTCTTATTACACAACAATGGTCTCCTAGAAGATTATTGGGTTATGTTAAATGGGATGTATTGACTATTGTTGGTGCAGTTATTGTCTTAGGAAACTACATTAAAACCCATGAGAAAGATTTTCATAATCTTATTCTCAATAGTGGTATTGATGTTCACACCTATTCTGGTCTGGCGACAATTTCTGCTATTGGTTTTCTTGCTAGCTTCTTAATGGGAAGTTCTGGTAAGTTTGCGGCGATTGCTGTATTAATGTCTCAAGTCTATGGACATGAGTATTTTCTATGGTTTTTTGCAGTAGATTTCTCAGCGTATCTATTGAGTCCTACCCATAAATGTGTCGTTATTGGTCACAAGTATTTCAATACACCATTGAAAACTTATTATAAGGCCTTAGGCACTTGGGGATTCCTTGTATTATTAACAGGAGCAATAGTTACATACTTCAAAATTTAGGAGTATTACATGAAAAAAATTATTTTAATTTTGGGGCTTCTTATTGCCCCTAGTATCGCTTTGTCTTTAGATATCCATACACTAGAACCTGTCGATGTATGGGGTGATAATTATCATCAGGCTGACATGAATACACTAACCACAGTTGGTGGTCGTATTCCCGTTTTACCTATTGATAGTTCAAGAAATGTTCAAATCATTAATGAAGAAACAATCAAGGATCGTGGTACACAATCTTTGAATCAGGCTATGCAGAATAGTGTTTCTGGTATTGATATTAATGCCAATGCTTCTGACCCGAATCGTAGTAATTTTATGATTCGTGGTTTCCAGATTGACGATGATTGGGGTACCAAGATTGACGGTCAAATGGAATTAGAATGGGCCGATTTTGAATGGTTTGATGTTGACCACATGGAAGTATCTAAGGGTCCTAATGCAGGAACCATGGGACTGTCAGATCCAGGTGGGTTTGTTAATTATGTTACCAAGAAGGCAAATTGGAATGATCCCCTTCTTGAATTCACTCAGAATGGTGGTTCTTATGGGTACACCAAAACCAACATTGCCTACACCACTCCTGTGAACGATTGGATGGCGTCTAGGACTGTGGCCACATTTACCAATGGACAAACCCCATGGTTGAATAATGGTTATAATAGTACGCCTGATAAGATGCGTGGATTCTTCGGTCAAAACTTTATGTTTAAATTGGGGGAGAAATCTAGTCTGCAATTTGATATTCGTAATCTTTATGATTCTCAGAATTATGGTGCAGACAGTTATCTTCCTGCTGTTGGTTTTGGTCCTGCACCAATCAATATCAGAACCAATATGGCTTCCCCACAAGATTTTGTTCGATTGAATAATACCAATGTTGGCTACCAATTCAATACTGAAGTTGATGATAAAGTCTCATTTCATCACGATTTCAAGTATCAGTCTAATAGTAGAGTATACAAATACATGATGCCATATAATCTTGTGAATAACAAGATTTTACAGCTAAGTTATTATGATTTCAATACAGTAAAACAGTATGAGAGTACCGATAATTATTTTACATTTAAATATGACTTATTTGGATTAAAGAATAATCTCGTTACTGGTTTTAATTATATCAATTCAAATACTAATACTGTTAATAATTCTACTGTACCGTTGAGTACCGATACTTGTACGTCCACTAATGCAATTTGGTGTTTGAACATTTATAATCCTTCTTATGCTGGATTTAATTGGGTTACTGGTGCAACAGCAACAGCAACAAACGGTAATAGTGGTACTGGAGGTGGTCGTAACGATAACACAGCTCAGGGTGCATTTAGTCAACAAAATGCAGCTGTATATGCACAAGATGAATTGTATCTGATGGATAATTGGATACTGAATACTGGTGTTCGTTATAATCATACCTATCAAAGTGGAACTGGAATCAATTCACCAACCAATACAAAGGTCAATCCTAATGTTGGTATGGTGTATAAGATTCTACCTAATCTGTCAGTATATGCTGATTATGCTCAAGGTTTTATGCCTCAAACTCAGGTCAATATGGGTTATGCACCACCGCAAAATTCATATCAGACTGAAACCGGTATTAAATTGATTGATAAGGACTATTCGTTTACTGCCTCTTGGTTTACTCTTAACAGAACCAATGCACAAACTACCAATCCTAATGCACCAAATTATGTTACTTATACTGGTGAAGTCAATACAAATGGTTTTGAATTGGATGGGATGTATAAACTACCTTGGGTTGAAGGGTTATCAATTCGTGGTAACTATGCGAACCTAAATAGCTCTATAACCAAAGATTTAGATCCAGCATTAATTGGCAATAAGTTCCCATCAGTACCTAAGAATCAAGGTGGTGGATGGGCCATGTATGATACTGTGGCCTGGGAACTACCAATGGGATTTGGTATAGGGTTTATGCACTCTGGTCAGAAATATGGTGATACTGCAAACTCTTTTGTATTGCCGGCATATACCACAATGGATATGATGGGATATGTTGATTTGACCAAGAATGCTAAATTGAGTCTGAATCTAAAGAATGTTACTAACGAAAAGTATTATGCGGCCGCATCAAATCGGTATGCTATTTTACAAGGTCAACCATTTGTAGCAATCGCTAACCTGGAGATTAAATTCTAAATGGGTATAGAAGTTCCCGATTACGTTATATTTCAAGGCCGGTGGTTTTGTGAAGATGAAGTCACCGCCAATTACGTTCGATGGTCTGAATGGAAAAACATACCAGAATGGGAATATATTGAAATGCGGGAACATATCAAGAAAGGCGCCAAGTACCAAATCCGGATATTGAAGCAAATTCATATTGAAGGATTTGGTGCTGGTGATATAGAATCGAATCCAAACGTCTGGGTTAATCCTGGTCTCTGATTTTTTTATTGATGGGGGCTTGCCTTCCTGGCCGGTTGTGTTAGGATGGTACCACAAATTGATGAGGAGGTTGTTATGAAGATGTTCGCATTACAGAATCGGGATGCTACTGAATTCTATTGGTCTACTGAATATGGTTGGACCGATATTGACCATGCTGATTTCTTTTTTGGTAATGAGCTAGATGAAACCTATTGCCTGGAACTCTTGGAGAAAACTAAAGGTAAATGGGTTATCAATGAAGTTAAGTTGGATATTGCAGTATGATTTATTTGTTTGAAACTACAAAATGGTCTGATGATACTCCAAACCATATCTACACTTTTACTGACAAGAAAACGTCAAAAGTGTCTGGATACATACCAGCTGGTGGAAAGGATATTGTTATGTTCAAAAAGCCTATGCCTTTTGATAAACGCAAAAGGACTTTCAAAGAAATCAAACTGGAGTAATCTATGTTCCTACTCATTAAAGTATTAATCTATCTTATTTCTGCACATATATTTTACAATGCAGGTTTCGCATCAGACGGAAAACTTTTAGAATTTGTTACTTTGATGAGTTGTGTTTTGTTAATGGATATATGTTCTTACTTTACAGCAAGACATACTATTATTAAGGAACTCTTTGAACAAGAAGAAGAATGATTAGCCAATTTTATAATTCCCTTATTGATCTCCAAGAATGTATTGAAACCCTAAAACAGTCTGAATCCCTGTCTGATCTTGATGTGTCTGAACCGGAATTGAAGGCCATGAAGTTCCTGTATCGTTCCTGTGGTGAATTTCGGGCCATCTATGAGAACCTAGAGGATGATGACGGCTACCGATCCCATTGATCTCCGTCGATTGTTTCTTCCTAGTTAGCACTCTGTTTTCCAATCAGAGCTTGCGTTTCCCACCAGTTCATGTATAATGGACTCATAAATTCGTTGACACATTTCTTTTTTATTATTTTATTGTGAGGTATATTATGGCTCGTGGAGTTCCTAAGAATGGTTTTCGTATGACTGCAAAACGTAAGGCTGAAATGACTATCGAAGTCAAAGAGTCTCGGTTTACTATTAACCAGCGTTTTGACTTTGTTTCTGATATGGTATCAATGCTCGGCAAGGGTGACCAGGCTTCGGTTGTTGTGACTGGTCCTGGTGGTCTTGGTAAGTCACACACCGTATACCAGACTCTTGTTAAGAATGGTTTCAAGGACGTTACCACTCTTGATGGTTTCAAACCTGGTGATGTTATTGGCAAGAAATACTTTGTTGTAGTCAAAGGTTATTCTACTGCCAAGGGTTTGTATCGTACTTTGTATGAGAATCGTAACGGTGTTATTGTTTTCGATGATTGTGACTCGGTACTCAAAGATCCTGTTTCTCTTAACATTCTAAAAGGTGCGCTTGATTCTTATTCTAAGCGTATTATCTCTTATAAAGCAGATATTCGTGATGATGACCTGCCGAATGTATTTGAGTTCAAAGGTCGTGTTATCTTTATTTCTAATCTTTCTTCATCACAGCTCGATCAGGCCATTATCTCACGTTCAATGGCTGTTGACTTGTCGATGACTAATGAGCAGAAGGTCGACCGTATGCGGTTCCTTATCAATCAGGATGATTTCATGCCTGAATATGATAAGTCACTCAAGACTGATGCAATTAATCTTATTGCTTCTCTTGTTGATTCTGTTAAGGATTTGTCGCTTCGTACTCTCATCCAGGTTACAAAAATTCGGAAGTCTGCTGATAAGAACTGGCGTGATCTTGCTGAGTATACTATAACCGGATAAACCTTCCGGTTATAGGGTCTCTCGGATGTTCTTGCAAATTATATTTTGGTGATATTCCTTTTTTAACCAAACTCATTTTTTTGCGAGTCTCATCTGAGTGTTTTTGTAAACCGGATTTACCTTTATTCCAAGGTATGCGACCTTTTGGTGCACCACCACGTCCACCAGAGATACCATCACCACCCTTGGTCATATTGTAACCGTTGTTATATGTGTCATAGTAATTTATAAAGTATGATTCCATAATTTTATATGTATGTTCAAAATCTAATGATTGGTAAATTATTTCCCAATCAAAATTTTCCCATCCATATTTGTTAATGGCGTTATAAAATTTATAATTGTTGTTTTGTTTCTTGGCCCGCGATTTATGTCCATATTTTCGATTGGGCCAGTGTTTATCAAAACCAATATAGCAATGTCCGGTTATTTTATTTGTTGATTTATATATTGTGTATATCATAGAGATATTTAGTATGCAATCTGTGGTTGACATTGACACAAGGATGTGTTACCATTTTCATGTAAATTAATTGAGGTTTTATATTATGAAGTTAAATCAAAATCAAAAGGACTTTCTACAAGCTGTTAAAGAGGTGCTTGGTGATAAGGTTATTGTCAACCGAGCAGAAATCGACCAAGTGGTTTCGGAGAAAGGTGTTAAATTCCCATTCTGGTTGACTGCCAAATCAACTTATCGGGTAGGTCGTGGAGAGTATTCACTACCAGGTACCACTCAGGTATCTCCCCAGGTAACTATTCCGGAAACTGTTGAAGCAATGGCTCAGGTAGTTCATCTTCGACAACCTAAACTGATTGATGAATCAGATTCTTCCATTCCTGAAGTATGGCCTGATTATGTACCATTTGGTTTCTACAAAGACCTGTTGAATATCGTCAAGTCGAGTATGTTTTATCCTATCTTCATTACTGGTTTGTCTGGTAATGGTAAGACTTTGATGGTTGAACAAGTATGTGCTAAACTGAATAGGGAGTGTATCCGTGTCAACATTTCTATCGAAACTGATGAATCTGATCTATTGGGTGGTCCTACTCTGGTTAACGGCAATGTTGTTAATAGAGATGGCCCGGTTCTGGTAGCAATGAAACGTGGTGCTATTCTTTTGATTGATGAGGTGGATCGTGGCTCAAACAAGCTTATGTGCCTGCAAGGTATTCTTGAAGGAAAACCATACTTTAACAAGAAATCAGGAGAAATGGTCCATCCGGCAGATGGATTCAATATCATTGCAACCGCAAATACCAAGGGTCGTGGTTCAGAAGAAGGTCGGTATCTTTCGCAGATTCTTGACGATGCCTTCCTTGAAAGGTTCCCGATTACTATTGAACAAGAATATCCAGATGTAAAGACAGAAAAGAAGATTCTATCACCTTTGATTGATGATCCGGAATTTGTTGATAATCTAGTTAAGTGGGCTGATGTAGTTCGTATCTCTTTTGAACAAGGTGCTATTGATGAACTTATCTCAACCCGTCGATTGGTTCATATTGCAAAAGCTTATTCTATCTTTAAGAATAAGATGAAAGCGATTGAACTTTGTGTAAATCGGTTTGATGTAGATACTAAAACTGCATTCTTGGATTTGTATACAAAGGTTGATGAAAAAGTGGAGGATCAAACTCCACTTGAACAAGCTGAAAATAAAATGAAGGAAATTCCATGGTATTGATATTATGTCTAATGTGATTTTTCATCCTATGAAAGATTCTAGCAGATTGGATCTTGGTGTCCGACCCAAGTGTTCGATTGATGGTTGTGATAATGACTGCCAATTTATGGGTTCTTATAAGAAAAACGGAGAACCACAATTCAGAAAGATTTGTTCATCCTGTCATTCCAAAATTACAGCTGAAAAAAGAGGGTTGAAAAACATGGGACAGGTCATTGCTGTTAATGCTGGTTTTTCTTCGATTTCGGAATATCAAAATGCTTTGGCTGTAGAAAAGGGATTTACTGATTATTATGATTATCAGAATGCTTTAGCTATCGAAAAGGGTTTTAAGAGTTATTCTGATTACCAGAATTCAAAACATCCTTATCGTAAATACAGAAAAGATTATTGTGAGAACATTGATGGTAGACTAGGT